CTGCCCCTGCCCCTGCCCCTGCCCCTACCGCTCCTGCCCCTACCGCTCCTGCCGCTCCTGCCGCTCCTGCCGCTCCTGCCGCTCCTGCCGCTGATACTACAACATTAACTCCTGCAAATATACCTGCACCAAGTGTTGGTGGAACTCCAGGTACATTACCTGCTGCATTGCCACAAATTAATAATCCTGAAACTTCTGCACCAAATGATACATCTCCAGTCGCCGCATTAAGCTCTCCAATGCCTCCTGTAGCGCCCCCAGCAGCAATGGGTCCTGCTGCCCCAATGCCTACAATGGCTCCTATAATGCCACAGCCTCCAAATAAAGTAACTTCACCTGCTTTAAATAAATTTTTAGATAATTTAAATACAGGCACTATTACTAGTAAAGCTTCTAAAAATTTTGATAGTATTTTAGAGGTTTTTGAGCCTTATAATGAATTATATGTAGAGGCACAAGAAGCCGCCCCTAGTGTTTCTGCTCCCGCTCCAGTCGCTGCAGCGCCTACTGCTCCAATGCCAGCTGTTCCAAAAGAAGAAACTTTAGAAGTTACTGAGAAGCCTTCTTCAGATTTTGATTCTAAAATCAATAATGTTTTTTCCAATATTACACTTCAAGATGTTATTTCTAAATTAGAAGATTTGGCAAAAATATTTAAAACAAGAGAAGTTCCAAGACAGTTGGCGATTGTAGATATGATGTTAGATAGTTTAGGAATTGCTTCTTATTTCCCTTCCTTATCAGAGGCTACTAATAAAGCTCTAGATTCAAATAACTATATTTCAACTCGTATAGATGATATTTTATCAAGATTACATGGGTCTATGGAAACTAAAGATCTTGATTTAACAGGAAGATCACAAGCTCCAATAACTTCTCCTGAAGTTGAGGCAGTTAAAAATAAATTACAAACACAACAAGAAAAAGACCAACTAAGAAAAGAATTAAGAAAACAGAAGCAAGATGAAGATTTAGACATGTCAGCAAAAGAAACTCCTGATCTAGAAGTTCAAGAAGACTTATCTAAACCTACTACTCCTGTAGCTCCTCAAACAGCACCTCCAGCAGCACCAGCAGCACCACCAGCACCAGCAGTACCACCTCCAGCCCCTCCAGCAGTTTAAAATATGAAACTAAAAGAGCTATTATCTGAAATAAAATTAGTGCAGGCAGATATTGGCTGCTCAGAGCCATATATTTGTGGTGGCGCTCCTCGTGATAAATATTTAGATAGATTAGATAATCTCTCTGATTTAGATATTACTACTGGAGATAAATCAATAGATTATTTATCAGAAGAGCTTTATAAGAGACTATCAAAGAAATATAATGTTTTTCGCAAAATCATGAATGATGGACATAGTTCTATTTATTTAGGAAATATTAAAATAGATTTTTCATCAAATTTTAACTCTCCAAATATAGATAATATCTTAGCTAAGATGGGAATTACAAACCCTACAGAAATGCAAAAAGAAATATTTAGTAGAGACTTTACATGTAACTCTTTACTCTTGCCATTTACTTTAGATAAAATTATAGATCCTACAAAAAGAGGATTTGAAGACATTAATAATAAAATTATTAAAACATGTTTATCGCCAGAAATAACATTAATAGCAAATAAAAATAGAGTTATACGAGCTATTTATTTAGCATGTAAATTAAATTTTAATATAGATCCTAGTATTATTGAATATGTAAAAAATAATCCTAATTCTGTTAAAATATCAACAGTCAAGTCATTATCTGAAAAATTAAATGAATCTTTTAAATATGATTCTGAAAAAGCAAGTAAATATTTAACTGAAATGGGATTATGGAATTATATTCCAATTACAGATTTAGTTTATCCTTATTATATGAAACATGTTAAGGAGGAAACTAATGTCACAAAGTAAAAAAGGATATTTTCAAGGCGCAGGTGGAGTTAACGAACCAACTCCTAAAAAAAATAAGTATAAACCTGAAAAAGCTCAAAAAGTTCAAACTAGATTTGAAGAGCCTTTTTATAAAAACTATGATTTATATGATCATGGACCAGGCACAGGCGTTTATAATAATAAAGAAAAAAGTGTAAAAGATTTTTTAAAAACTAAAAAGAAATTAAAAAATAAATATAAAGAAAAATCTAGTCGAGCTGTTAGATTAGGAAAAATTAAAATAAGAACTGACTTAATTAATAAAATTATTAAGTCAGCTATGGATTTTAGAACAGATGAATCAGTAAATAATCCTATTATAGGAAATTCTGGAGCATATAAAGATTCTGTTGGTATAGGTGGAAATTTAGATGAATATTTACCTTTAAATGATTTTGAAGGTCATTTACCAACTGAATTAATATTTGGAAGAGAACATGCTGAAGAAATTTCTAATTATAAAAAATATATAATAAAAAAATTATTAGAAAAAATGCTAAATCCAAAAGAAACAGAATTATTAGGTCTTCCAAATGGGTTTGAGCCTGAAGAAGATCTAGATTCATCTATGACTACTAATGAAATAAATACATATTATGGAAATACTGACTCTGGAAATACACTTTATGATAATATGTGGATTTGATTTATGATTATTATAGCATATAAATGCATATAACTGTATAAAATATTTAGAGGTACTTACATGTCATTAGAGGCAATTGCAGAAGAAATTATTGTATTAGAAGAGCCAACATTACACATGCATTCTGATTTAGAGCATGAGCATGGACATTTATCTCCTATGCAACATGATCACGATCATGGTCATGGTTTACCTATGCAGCATATGCAGCATATGCATGATGATATGCATGGAGGCGGTCATTTATTAATTGAAGAGCCTGAAATAGAAATTATAGTTCAACCTTTAGATGGTATTCCTGGCGCAGGATTAGAACATGATTTACCAGCTCTCGTAGTTGAAGAAGAAGACTCTGAAGCAGAAAAATCAGATAAAGATGATAAAAAATCAACATCTGATGAAAATGATGCTAAAAAAGCTCCCAAGAAACATGAAAAATGGGATTGGGAATCTAAAGGAGCAACTGGATTTATTTCATGGATTAAAGAAAGAATAGATGATGTTCCAAAACATTCAGGTATGGATACTTCAGGATTAGAAAGAGCAATTTCCTATCTTGAAAAATTAGATTCAGAAATATCTAAAGCTATGAGATTAGATCTAGATGGCGATTTAGACGCAAATAAAATAGAGGAAGTTAGATCTAAGATTGATGATGGTTTATCTAGATTGCATGATAGATTAGATAAAGTAAAGAAAACAAAGAAAAAATATAAAAATAAAAAAGCAGATTTAGATCTTGAGCCTATAGGTTTTGTTAAAGAAGCTCAAAAAATTACTGGAGTTCGTGGAATTTATGTCACTGTGCCATTACTTATTTCTAGAATAGCTAGAGTTTGTATTAATGGTATGGTTTCAGCTGGTCATGATATTGAAGATTTATATGATAGACAAGTTAAATTATATAAATTAAACACAAGAGAAAAGGCAGAAGTAATGCAGTTGCTTTCTGATATGGGATATCCATTACGTCAAGATCGTGGATTTATGCCTGAAGACGCTCTTGAAGTATCTGACAGTAATGGAATGGACTGGGCTTCAAATTATAAGGGCTAATTATGTCAAATAAATATTCTAGACACCAATCAATAATCAATAGAGAGGCAGATTCTCATATTGATGAAGATCATTGGCTAAAACAATTTGAAAAAAATTTACAAAAAAGCGCAGTTCAATCTCGTAGAGTAGATCAATCATTATTTGATCAAATTAACTCTATAATGGGAAATAGTAAGTCTAAGTATAAATCAGTATCAGCTGCTGTAGAAGATATGATGCAACGCAGTGGATTAACTGATCATTTGCATGATATAAATAAAAAATCAAAAAATAATATTCAAATAAAAAAAGCAAGTGAATTTTTAGAAGAAAATTTAAAACAAGAAGCTAAAGAAGCAATCGATCAACAAGATTGGTTTAATCTTGGTCATGTAATGGGTGAATTAGATTCGATTAATCTAAATACAGAATCAAGAAGCGCAGTTGATTCGATTAATCTAAATACAGAATCAAGAAGCGCAGTTGATTCAATAAAAAAAGTATCAGTAGATGTACCTGTAGAACATTGGTTAAATTATACTGCAGGATATGCTGAAGGTGCTAAATTTAGCGAGCAACAAAAAGAAGCAGATTTTATAAATACACAAAATGCTTTAAATAAATTATCTAAAAGAGAAGCGCAACATAAATTAGAAGTAAAAAAAAATTCTAAAGTAGAGATGCCTGATTTTTTTAGTAATTATCCTTTTATTTTAAATACTTTAAAAAATATTGTACAAGATACAAAAGGAAACTTACCAGTACCTGCAGTTTTACAAAAACTAAAATCAATTCACAGTAAAGATATAGGTTCTGTTAAGGACTTTGATTCAGAACAAGTTTTGAAATTTATTAATAATATTATTTTAGAAGAGCGTAAAAAAAATCCAGATTTAACTCATCATCATCATTCAAATTTAGGATTACGTGATGTTAGTATTGATGATGACAATCAAGATGCTTGGAAAGGTCTCATGCCAGTTACTAAATAATATAATTAATGTTATATTAATTAACTGGAAGTGTAAGAATGTCTGAGCAAAAAGAACTATTTAATAAATTAAAAGGTCAATTACTAATGCTAGATCCTGTAGCATTTGTAGAAAAATATTTGACCTTAGATGGTAAGCCATTCCGTATTCGTGGAAATGGTTATCGTCCTTTTGCGGACATATATAGATACATAGGAATTAAAGCATTAGAGCCAAACTCAAAACCTTTGATTATTGTAAAAGGTCGTCAGGTAGGTGCAACTACTATGGCAAGTGCTTTAGAAATGTATTTTATGGGATGTGGTTTATTTGGAATTGGAAATAGACCACCTATTAGAATTGTGCATACTTTTCCACAATTAGAATTAGCTGCCGCATATTCAAAAACTAAATTAAGTCAAATTATTAATTCTTCTGTAGCTTTAGAAAATCAAGAAATTAAAAAAGGTCAAAAATCAAAATCCTACATGCAGTCATTATTAGACCAATCATCTTCTACTAATGATTCATTGCACTTTAAACAATTTATAAATGGAAATCATTTATGGATTGAGTCTACTGGTTTGGATGCAGATAGATTAATCGGTCGTACTGCTGATATTATGTTTATTGACGAAGTTCAAAAAACTACTGATCATGCCATCGGTAATGCTTTAAAAATTTTAACAACAGCAAAATATGGTAATAAAGGTGTTCAAGTTCTTTTCGGAACTCCTCGACGTAAAGG